ACCACCGTGTCCAGCAAGGGTTGAGCCGTTGACAGAGATCCCGGGAGCACCGGCGTTTCCCGCGCTATTGACGATGTTGCCGCCACTGGCCGACTGGCCGGGATAGCCTCCGGTATAAAGTCCCATCCCCTGGTTCGCAACAAAGCCAATCCACGGCGCCCCTCCACCACCGGCAGCCGAAACCAGCGAGCCGAAAGAACTGGTGCCTCCTCCCCCGGCATTCGCCGCGGCCTGTCCCGCGCTTCCCCCAGCCCCCACAGTGACAGCCTGACGAGAACCAATCGCCTCGGAAGGTAACCACGCTTCAGCATAACTACCGGAGGCACCGCCACCCACGGTTGCATATTGGGAAGTTGTCGTCGCCCCGACTCCCGCACTTCCACCACCACCGCCCACAACCTTGACCAGAACGTGCTTCGTCCCGACTATCGGCTCATAGGTGCCGGATACGGTAAACGTCTTTACCCCCAACAACCGGCCGCTCGCAGCATTACCACCGCTCGCATACACCAGCACCCAACTGTCCAGCGCCGCGCTGTACACCACCGAACACACACTGCTGCCGACAATCTCCGCTGGCCGCAATGCACTCAGCCCAAGGCTCAATAACGGCTTGGGCAGCAAGCCATTGGGTGCGAACGTGCTGGCTCCAGTGTTGGCATTACCAGCGGTAAAGCGCAGCGCCAGACCGTCTTTCAACGTAGTGATGGCCGGCACGTAGTTGGCCATGTACAGATTGGCCGCGCCGATATCAGTCGCATGTTTGTCTTCACCGGCCTGACTGAGTTTTTTCAGCGCCTGCAATAGCTGCGTCGCATCGGTTTCGTTTGGTTCAAGACCCGCAGATTTGACGACGTTCAACAATTCATCGGTAACGCTGTTGCCCCAGGTCGCCGGGATCAACGATCCGGGCAATCCCGCGACAACATCTTCATTGACGAATTTGCCATTCACCAGTCCGACGCTGGGAACGCTTTTTGGATAGTCCATTTCAACTTCCCTGATGACTTACAGCGCAGCAGCCAACCACTTCGGCGCTACCGGCCGATGCTCGCCGAACGGAAAAAAGGAACCCTGCGGCCAGTCGCGCAATTCACGGCGATACGTCTGCAATTGGGCATATTGCTCTGTGGTCAGCGTCGTGCCGCCACCGTCTTCCAACTCATCGCGATCACGCGCCACCAACCCGTCGGTGGCGGCCAGTTGCGCGGTGCGCCAACGGCGCTCGGCGTCAGCCGCTTCATCGGCCGAAGGAGGCGCAGGATCGACCAGAATCGGATAGCCGTTATCCGCACGCACGCCGATCACCTTTGCCGCAACGGCCAATTGCTGCAGCAGCGAGATCCAGTAAGTCTGAGGAATCTCGATGACATCGTCGGGAATGTCAGTTGAGTTGATACCCGGTACATAAACGCCCCGGGTGCTGGCGCTGAACAAAACGTTGAACGGATTCATTCAATAGCCCTTTGCGTAATAATTGATGCCCCAACCCGCAGCGACGCTGCCGCTGTAATCACGAACCTTGAGCTTGCAGCCTTGTTGCTTTCCAGAACCCGCAATCAGGATGACCATCGCCCCGTCACCGCCGGCATGAGTGGCCACCAGAGAAGAAAAGGCTGTAGGAAAAGAGATTGGGAAAATGACGTCGACTTCGCCCTTCGCATCCGTTGTGCCGACACCCCATTGCTCAATGTTGCCGCTGGCAAACCGTTGGTAACCGACGTTGCCATAGACGCCCGAATGGGCCGTGGCATAACGATCGCTGATCGACCCTCCGTACAGCCGCCATTGGCTCGCCAGTTTGATCAGGCATGCGGAGTCGCCGAGTCCGAGTTTCAGCGACCCGAACGTGCCGTTGCAGGTTTCAATTTGCTCGTTTGCGGCGGGGTTGATGGTCAGAACACCGTTGCCCGCATTGATCACGTGTAGCGTGCTGGCATGGGCAATGCCATTGATGGAGGGCAACGTTGCCGTGATCGGCGTTGCGCTGGCGAAACTCGCCACGCCCCCCACGTGGGCTACGGTCAGGACAGTGCTGGTCGGGTAAGAAACGAAGCTGGAAAACTGCAGACCCGCGCGGGCGACGAACTCGGTAGTGGCAACCGCTTTGCCTTGATTGAATTGCGGCGCCGTGACGAACAGGTTGTTGCTGCGCAGCGCACTGAGCAGTTGATTATTGGCGGCCTCCGTCGGTGTCAGCCCTGCGCTCTGGATGACCGTCAACAACTCTTGCGTAACACCATTACCCCAACTGGCCGGAATCAACGACCCTGGCTTGCCCGTCAGTAAATCTTCATCGACAAACTTGCCATCTACCAACCCGGCGCTAGGAACACTCTTTGGATAATCCATGATTCAACTCCTTGTTTAAAAATGCCTGAGACCAGTCAATCCGCATTGGCGACCCACCATTGCGGTGCTGTCGGGCGAGAAACCGCCGTCGGGAAACCTTTAGCCTCAGGCCAGTCACGCAGCGCCTGGCGGTACTCCAGCAACTCCAGATACTGCGCGGCCTTGAGCGTCGTCCCACGCCCCAGCGCCTGCTCGTCGCGATGCCGCGTCACCCACCATTCAGTGGCCGACAGACTGGACTGACGCCACGTTCGCGCTGCCGTCAAAGGCTCTTGCTCCTCGACGACAGTTTCAGGAATGACGACAGGATTGCCCATGACCGGTAACGGCGCGAGCTCATGGCGCAGTTCACTGAGGGGCGCGCCGATATCAACGTGCATGCCCTCCGGCACCTGCACCATCGTCTCGACGAAAGCGGGGGCAAACAGTTGAGTAATCGCGTAGTCGCCGGTATCGATCAATTCGACCGCGACACCGTTTTCCACTCGTGCATAACAGGCCATTATTCGTACTCCCAGATTTCACAGAAGGCGTCACCGCCAGCACCACTGACGACCGAAGCCGAAGCATTGACCGAGCATGAACCGCTGCCACCCGAGCCACGGATGCCTGCGTTACCAGCCGTGTTGGATCCGGTAAAAGATGCTCCGCCGTCGAACGGACTCGGAGCCCCGCAACCTGAAAGCAGCCCCCAATTAGCGTTACTCATCCCGAATCCACCCGTGATGCCCCGGGAGCTGCACAGATTGCCCCCGGTTAACATTCCGCCTACCCCGCCTTGAATGAATCCAGACGATGTAGCCGAGGTCACGATCGCCAGTTTTTGCCCACCGCCGCCTCCCGAAACGCTCATGTAGGCGCCAAAAGAAGCACCTCCACCCGCCAGACCTGTGGTGTTGCTGACCGCACCACCGGCGCCCAGCGAAACCGGCACGCCGGCGAGCATTTGTGCAGTAACGTCATACAGGCTTTCCGCGTAAGCACCGGAGCCACCACCGCCACCAAGGATTTGGTTTCCTGCCGATACAGGCCCACACCCGCCACCCGAACCACCCGCCCCCACCAACCTAACGCGAATCCGTTTGGCCCTTGGGTTGGGCTTGTAAACCGTAATCCCGACCGTCTCGATCTGCCGGACCGCCAGCAGCCGCCCGACCGCGTCGGTGATGCCGTAACCACTCAAGGTCGTCGGGGTGTTTTTCAGTTTGGTGAAATCGACCAGTGCACCGATCGCGGTCGCCAACTGATCGGTTTTCGTCTCATCGGGCGTCAGCCCGGCCGCCTTGATGGCATTGAGAATTTCCTGTGTGACGCTGTTGCCCCACGCTGCGGGAATCAGCGATCCCGGTGTTCCGACGAGCGGGTTTTCATCGACGAAGCCGCCGTTGACCAGCCCCACGCCGGGAATGTTTTTTGGATAGTCCATGTCGGCACCTTCGAGGTTTTACAGGCAGCCGAATGCCGGCAGCAAAGGGCCGTCTGTAAGGTTTTTATTAAGTGAGTGGCGAGTTACGCGGTTGGCGGCGCAGGCCAATCAATAACCGATGGATAATCCGGCTGCTGCTCGATCCGGGCCAACGTCAGCGCATAACGCTTCCACGCTTGCAGAGTGGTTAACTGATCACTGCTCGCCTCGCCCAACTCATAGGCATATTGCAGAGGCGCAACCCGAATGACTGCTTCGCGCAGTCCGCTGTCCCGATCGATTTGCGCGTGCGCGATCAGGCCTGTGCGCTCGGCTTCGACATCCAGTTCCCAATCGCCACTCTTCCAGAAGTGATA